CATTATTTTGTGATGGAATCAACCCCAGGCATAACACCAACATCACCGGCTTGGACAAAGATCCGCAATACTGGCGGCGTACCTTCAATTATTAAAGATGCTTTAATCTCTGATGAGCTGGATGATTCGCGAGAAATCACCGGCGTTCGAGTTGGTAACGAACAAGCACAGGGCGAATACTCTGTCGAATTATCGCAGACTTCACAGGATGATCTAATTTCTAATGCCATGTCGTCGGCTTGGGTCGCTGGATTGTCATTATCAACTATAGAAGTTACCGTTGATGAAGTGGCAAAAACATTTACTCGTACCGCTGGCGATTATGTTTCTGATGGCGTTTTAGTTGGTGATTTAATACGATTCAATAGCTTGACTGGTGATAACGCGTTACCGTTTATCGTTACCGCTGTAACTGCTTCGGTAGTAACTGGCGGCGGAATTACTCACACGTTAACGCCAGAAGTTGTAACGACTGATATTGATACCGGTGATTCAATCGGTACAGGCTCACTATGTACAACCATGAGCGTTTTAACTTGGTTCCGTGGCAAGTGTGGCACTGTTGATCAATACGTGGTTACAAAGGGCGTAGAGTTCACCGGCTTTAGTTTTGAAGTGGCAGTTAATGCGCAAGTTACGGGGTCATTTCCGTTACTGGGTCGCTCGCAAGACTTTACCGGCTTACCTGCTGGATCAACTTTTAACGCTGAAACAACTACCCGAGCATTTGCCGGTGTTGACGGAAAAGTTTGTGTTGATGGTGCTGTCGAGGCATTTATTACAAGCTCAACACTAACCAACGATAACGAAGCAAGCGCACAATTTGAGCTAGGCAACAAAGCCGTAGCATTTATTGAACGTGGCCGAGCCACTAACACAGTGTCAATGTCAGGCTTTATGGCTAATACTGACTTGGTTCAGCGTTTTGTTGATGAAGTTGAGACGAGAGTTGATATTGTTTTAAACGGCCTTGATGGTGCTATGAGCTTTAGCTACCCTAAAACGTTTCTAACTGCGGCAACACCGGAGATAGGCGGCGCAACTAGCATAACTCAATCCCTGGAAGGTACTGCTATCGGCTCCAAAGCTCAAAGCTCAATTATAATCCAGCGCTTACCAGCACTGTAAAGCCTTTGGCACTCGAAAGAGTAAAGAGGCCCGATCCCGTCCGTGGTCGTGCCTTGCCATCACTAACGGGCAATAACATAATTTAACGGACATTAAATAATGACTACTAAAACCAAAGCAAAAACCTATCAACTTTCTGACTTTATGACGAAAGACAAAAACGAAACAGCCACTAAAATGTCACTAATGTATGATGACAAAGACACAGGCTGCTTTTTAATGGTCAAAGGTATCGAGGCAAAATCTATTCAACGCGCCAGAATTAACGCACAAATAGGCTACGCTGATGCTGCTGAAAAATCTGAAACCATCAAGGGTAAAGTTAATAAAGCTGAGTTTAACCGTGATCAAAAAGAATTAGTTGAGATTGAATTAGCATTAAACCTCGTCGATGACTGGTCATTTGGTGAATTCACACCGGACGCATTAACCGAGCTATTAAACCAGAATCAAGGTTTAGCCTTTGCCGTTATCGCACACGCCACAACCCCAGGTAATTACTTAGAAAAAAAGTAAATGCCTTACTTACTTACGCTGATGATATTTTCAGCGGAGTAAGAGCTAACAAGCATGGTGGTAGCGAGTCCGACCATATCAAAGCTTTAAAGGCGATGGGCGCACCGATTGAAGATAGCAAAATTGAACTACCTGAGCAGCTAAGGTATTTGTATGATCTATTTATGGACATTAGATTTAACAGAGTTCCCACAGAGGAAGGCTTTAAGCTAATGCCGCGTGAGGGATTAAGTTATAGCGACATACATTACAACTCGCTGTTAACAGGCCTAGAGCTTCACAAGTGGGAAATTAAAGCGATACTTTCAATGAGTTCAATATTTGATAAGTACTCAAACTAAACTAAGCACCTTAACGGGTGCTTTTTTGTACCCTGAGTTATTGCTATACTCTTAAGTACATAATTAACAAGGTGATCGCAATGGCAGAAGCACGCTTAACCGCCGTAGTATCAACAAAGGGCGCAGTCAAGGCCGAGAAAGAATTAAACAAAATAGCTAAAACAGCTAAAGTTGTTGATATTAACGTAAAGAAAACCGGCAAAACATTTAAAACATTCGGCTCAAATGCTGCCCGAGCTGTTGCGGCTATTGATGGCCCACTTGGCGGTATATCTTCACGCATAACAGCCATTACAAGTCTTGCCAATAGTGGCGCAATCGCCTTTGCTGGCTTTGCTGCTGCTATCGTGGCAACAAGCTTTGCAATAGTTAAAGGCGTATCTGCTCTTGATGAGTACGATGTTAATTTACGCCGAGTTAATGCCGCCATTAAAGCTACCGGCGCTGGTGTTGGCTTTACTGGTGAACAACTATTAAAAGAGGCTGAAAACTTAGCCTTAGCAACCCTGACCAGTGTTGATGCCGTACAAAAAGCACAGGCCAAGCTGCTAACATTTAACAGGGTGTTAGGTGCTGAATTTACTAAAACTATTAAATTATCACAAGATTTAGCCGAGGCGGGTTTTGGCTCAATAGAATCAAACGCTATTTTGCTTGGTAAAGCTTTACAAGATCCCATTAAAGGCATGGCGGCATTATCCCGCGTTGGTGTCACATTATCAGAAACACAAAAACAGTTAGCACAAGATGCGGTAAATGCTGGGGATGTATTTAAAGCGCAAGGCATTATCCTTGCTGCTATCGCTGGGCAGGTTGATGGCGTAGCGGAGTCGGTGGCTAATGGTACGTTATCTGGTGCAATTGATACGTTAGGCCATAACTGGGACGAGTTATCAAGAACAGTGGCGAAAAATTCCGGCGCTTTATCTACTTGGACAAGAATAATAAAAGGGGCCGGTATTGCTGCCAAATTACTATCTGACGCATTAGCACCAACGGACGCTAGCGAGTTAATAGCAACAACGGCGGCGGCATTTGATGAGCTAACTAAATCACAACAAGATTTATTGCAGATGACTGATAGGACTACTTTATCCTATAGGAATCAAGAGGCATTAATTAAAAAGAACGTTGCCACATATAAAGAGGCGCTAAACTTATCAATTAAGGCGCAAGATGCAGAAGATGTACTGGCTAAAAAACGCGAAGATGCCGCAAAAAGAGAGGCTGAAACAAGGATCGCCACAAACAAGGCAGCAAAGGAAGAATCAGATCTAAAACTATCTAAACAAAAAGAGATAGATGATAAGAGGCAGGCGACCATGGAGGCTGCCGCAAAAAGGGAATTAACCACGTTATTAAACCTTAACAACTCTGAATTACAGGCCATTGACGCAAAAGAAACGGCGAGACTTGAAAGGTTAAATAGTAGTAATATTTTAGAACTTGAAGGGCTTACACTTTTTAACGCTGCAAAAAAAGAAATTGAAGAAAAGGCGCAGGCTGATAGGCAAGAACTTTACGACAAAGATATCAAGGCCAACAAAGATAAGAACGACAAGAAAACAAAACAAGAACAAGCGGCACAAGCGGCCAAATTAGGAATTATTAGCGGCGCGTTTAGTGCTTTAGCGGCGGCATCCGAAAAAGAATCGGGCATGTTTAAAGCTGCTGCTGTGGCTAGTGCTTTAGTTAACACTTATGCTGGTGCGGCATCGGCTTACACTTCGGCGCTTGAAATTGGCCCCGCAGGTCTAGCACTTGCACCGGTAGCGGCAGCAACGGCAGTGGCGGCGGGTATAGCTAATGTCAGAGCTATAACCTCATCTCGCGAGCAAGGGGGAAATTTATCAGCCGGTCAATCTTCAACTGTTGCTGAGCGTGGCCAATTAGAAATACTAACGCCGAGCTCGTCAAGTAGAATAAGAACTAAGCAACAAATGCAGCAATTAATGGGTGAGGGCGGCTCATCAAGTCCGACGATTAATATTGTCAACATTGATCAAAGCTCAAACGGTGTGAGCATTGAAACAAGCACTGATGACGATGGTCGCATCATACAATTGATACGAGATACAACGGCGCTTGATGCCAGCAACCCTAATTCAGAATTGCGTAAAACATTCGCAGCAACCACAACTTTAGAGGCTCGCAGATAATGGGTGATTTTTACTTTCCAAGGCCAATCAAGCCACTAACCAATAAGACTTACTCAATGAGTCGCGGGGCAAATGTATTTCAAACTCCGACACAGGGCGGTGTTGCTAGGCAGGCTTTAAAGCACACGCTTGAGCCCGTACCGTTCAGCCTTAATTTTATACTTAGCGACTTTCAATATAAAATACTGTTGCAGTTTTATGATATCACGATAAATCACGGCGCTAATTCGTTTAAAATGAATTTAGACAGCGGAACCGGCATTGAAGAGCATCAGTGTTTCATCAAACCTGGCACATTCAAAGCCAATAGGCCAAGCCATAATAATTGGTATGTTAATTTTACCGCTACGGCAGAGGTTACACCCTCACAAAATGAAGTTTGCGATAAACTTTATCAGTTATATGATTGTTACGGCGATCAGTCTTGCGATATCATAAACGCTTTCGAGGGTTTTGTTACAGGGAGTTATTTTGAATGACAGAATTTGAACAGTATGAGGTACTTTTAAATAGTCAGCCTGAAAGTGAAACATTTTTTGAAACTATATTTATTAGTCATAGCAAAATGACAGCTACCAGATATTACGTATTTAATAGCGCGCCGTTAACCGCAAAATTAACCACGGGCGAAACAGTAACGTTTTTACCTGCTAATATTTCATCGACTAACGCGCAAAACTCTAATGATTTAGATCAACAAGCTAGCTTTACTATCGGCGACGAAAACAATGAGCTTGACGACGAGCTTGACCGCATACCGCTAGGAGATAACGAAGATATTATAGTTGGTTATGGTGTTTATGTTTCTACGGCCTTAGATGCTCCTGCGGAGTTTATAGAGTACACGGTTAAATCTATACCTCAAAAACTTGGCACGTTTACCATGCAGTGTGGAGCGCCGAACCTTAACCAAAACGAAACTGGCGAGGTGTTTAGTTTTGAGCGTTTCCCGATGCTAAGAGGTGCCGTATGATTGATTTTAAAATTGGCACACCTTACAGCTTTAGGGTTTTTAATTGCTGGGATTATGTCGCAAGTGTACGGGCTGATAACAACATTAAAACCAAGCTATTCAAACCGTCAAATATTGCCAACGCCTTTAAGCTGATTACTGCACAAATGCAGAAGCTTGAACATGGCTTAACACTAGTTACAGATAAGCAAGATTTTGATATTGTCATAGTTAAGAAAGGCGCGGTTTATCATTGCGGTATATCATACGGCGGCGATGTTATGCACTGTTCAAGACCACTAAAGCAAGTGGTTAAAGAAACATTTATTGAATTTATAAAACCTTATGAGAATTACACACTATGGCGCTAATTAATTTTTACACGAAAAAAGATGATGCTAGTGAGTATAATCTAGAGGTTATTAACCATGATGGTACGGCGGTCGATTGGATATTAAAAAACATACATAAGGGTCAGAACTTTTCAGTATATAAAGACAATCTAAGTAAAGAGCATGAGATTAGCCGAGACTTTGAGCAGATAAAATCAGCTAGTGAAATTAGTGTATTTTTGTTACCTAGCTCAGCTATAGCAGTTGCCTATGTTATTGCTGCTGTTTTAGTTGTTGCTGCTTTAACAATTAAACCGGCGGCATTGCCAAACCTTAACAGGTCACAGCAAAGTCCTAACAACAGCCTGTCTGACAGAAATAACAGGGCGCGACCTAATCAACGGATAGTTGATGTGTGCGGCAAAATCAAATCAATACCCGACATTTTATCTCGTGAATATTCTAGATTTGTTGATGATATTGAGGTGCGTGTTGGTTATTACTGTGTTGCTAGAAACAACCTAGTAATTGAAGATATAAAAGAGGGCAACACCCTGCTTGCTGACGTTCAAGGGTCAAGTGCTGGCGTTTATGGAGCTAATAAATCACCTAACCAAAAAATAAACGGCGAACGTATAATACCAGATAAGCAAATAGGAGATCTAATTAAAGAGGATGTTTTCGGCGTTACTCAATCAGCCGACGCTATAGGGCAAGTACTTACCCCTAACAACCTTAATACATTGGTTTTAACATCTGATGCAAGAGCATTTCAAGATGGTCACATAACAACGAATTCACAAGACTTTAGAGAGAATTTTGAAGTTGGCGACATCGTTAACCTAGTTAATTTTTACGTTAGCGTACCAGATGGAGAAGAAGGTTTTGACAACATACAGTTTGGTCAGCTAACCAATACAGTTACCGAAGTTAGCGAGACAATAATGAGGTTTGATATCTCTGACGATCCTAGCTGGGGAGAAATAGACCCAGAACACCCATTAATTCTTGTTGATAGCTTTAGTACTAAAATAGAGCAAATAACAGACGTATTGATCGGTCCGTTTAAAATGACATCATTCAAAGTAAGCAGATTGCTGGTAAACGTAACGGCGCTTAATGGTATGTACAAGGAAAATAGCACAGGATGGAGTAGGGCTACTGTTGAATATGCCGTTATGTATCAAAAGCTAGATGATAACGGGCAACCAATAGGAGTGTTAACTACTGATCCACAAACCATAACAGGCAGGAACTCAAACAAAAAAGGAAGTACTACCGATATAGATATGGGAGCCCCAGCCTTTGTCGAATGGAGTGTAAAAAGAGTTACGCCGCTAGATTTTGATTTTAACGGCAATGTTATTGACGAGATCAAACTAAATTCTGTATTTGGCCTGATAAACACTGACAAGCTTGAATTCGGCAACGTAACAACAATACAAACCAAGCGAACCAATGAATTTTTGACCACAGCAACAAAAACCCCTGAATTAAATTGTGTTGTAACTGAGCTAGTACAGAAATACGATAACGGCGCATTCGCCACAGAATACACACCAAACACCCAAGCCATACAATCACTCATCAGGTTGGCTTTAGATCCTTATATTGGCCGCAGGAGCAAAGGAGAGCTAGACTTAGATTTACTGGTGAGCTTACAAGATGAATGTGAAACTTATTTCGGCACAGATAACGCGGGCCAGTTTAATTACTCTTTTGATTCAACATCATTAAGCGCACAAGAAACATTTATGAGTACCGCTAAGGCTGCATTTATAACTCTATGGCGAGAAGGTAGGATTTTAAAAGGGTTTTTTGAGTCCCCTCAATCAGTACCGGCAATGGTTTTTACCCACAGGTCCAAACAGCCAAACGCCGAAACATGGAACAGAAAACGCAACACTTCAGACTCTAAAGACTCAATTGAGTTTGTTTATACCGACGACACTACATACGACAAAGAAACCTTATTCTTTCCCGCCGACAGAAGCGGGGTAAATCCTAATCGAGTGGAATTAACCGGCATCAAAGGCAAAGAGCAAGCCAATTGGCACATGATGCGGATATTTAACAAGCAGAAGTACCAAGAGATAATCGTTGATTTTGGCGCAACTGCCGAGGGTAGATTTGTCAAACCTCAGTCATTAATATCTGTCGTTAAAGGGTCGCGCGTTTTTACTTTTGATGGCTATGTAGTGGCTGTAAACGGACTGGAATTAACACTATCACAGGATTTGGTTTTTACTGCTGGCGATGCTCATTCCATAATATTAAAAAAACGTGACGGTTCAACCGAAAGCATGTTAGTTACCGCTACTGAATTTAAAAACGTAGTTACTCTGATAGAGTTACCGAGCGAGTTAATTTACACCGGTAACGACGCGCTGAAAACTGAGTTTAGCTTTGGAAATGAAGCAAGGCTAGATGCTCAACTAATGATCGCGCAAGAGATAGCGCCAAGCGGTGATCAATACGTTAAAATTAAAGCTATAAACTACTCGCCGCTTTATTATCAGAATGATAGTGACGTTACAGGCTCATCGTTTAACTTAGGCTTCGATCTCGGTTTTTCGTAAATCTCAATTAATGATACACTTATAAAATAAACAACTTAAAAGGCACAACAAATGGCTTGCGAAGATCAAATAAATACGGAAGATTTAATAAACGCGAAAACTGACGCGACAACACTCGGCGAGGTGGCAACATCTCGCACGGGAGCCGTTGAAGGTGGCGCACCTATCACAACATCTACTAACAGATTTGGTGAAGTAACAGATACGATACAGGGTCGATTAAATAAGCTCGGCGTTATTTATGACGATCCAATCCGTGATTGGTCGGCTAGTTTATTGGTTAGTGATTTACGGGCGCATAGATACCCAGCAACAGCGGGCGATATTTACATCCCATCAAAGCCGTTTCCATTTACAACAGGCGTAACATTTAACATCAGTGACTGGGTGTTATTTCAAGGCGGCATAATAAACGACCTATCACAAACTTATGGTTTCGCCACAGTCGCAGAGTATGAGGCATTTACCGCGTCATTCCCTGTTGGCAAAAGAATATATCTAGTTGATAGGGATGCGTATTTTGATGTTATAACCGGCACAGGAGCTGGTAACGATAAAAATATAATTGCCAGCGACCAAGTTAATCAAAGCTTAAATCTACCTATTGATAGCAGCGTAAATCTACAGCACATCGGCGCACCAACTGGAAAAGCCAACGATGCCACGGGGCATGTTCAACACGCAATAAACCTAATCAACAGCTTTTTATGGAAAGGCACAGTGCCAGCAACCGGCCAAGATATAGATAATAACCAATCCGGTGAGGTAGTAGTTCCCCCTGAATTGTACAGGCTTACTAGCCAAATACTGTGCAACCCTTACGTTGCAATCGTAGGGATAGAGCGCGGGATTGAGTTTAGGCAGGACTTTAACGAGCATAGCGGCGATTCATTTTTCTTTTGTGACTTCCTAGATAAAGGGCAATATGTATTTGACACTGCGCCTTTTGATGTTAGTGGCGTTAGGCAACCTAGCCTTGATCGGGTTACGGGTACAGGCATCGGCTCCACATCTACAAAAATGGGCGGCGTTAAGTTTAAGAATTTAACCATTATATCAAACCACGACGATGCTTCTATTTATGGTGGGATTAGGTTCGCGGCGGCCCCAGGTTTTGAGTTTGACCACTGTATTATTGAGGGGTTTATTACCGCTGTCATGGTTACGGGTTGCTGGGCTGCTAAAAACACAAATAACCTTATACTAGCGAAAGGTACGGGTATTGCTTATGCGGGCGTAGTCAATGGCATAATGTCTTACGGTAACTATATAAACCTATGGAGGGATGACGAGCCGCTAACTGATATTAACGCGCCTTATGTTGATGCGGAAGACTCCACAACCAACCCTACATCAACTCGCTTTATGAATACGGGCATATACTTAACAGGCACGGCAATAGTAAGCTCTAAAATGGACGTTATGGAACATTGGGACAGGTTGGTTAGGTGTTCGGATTTTAGCCAGATTGTCTTTGATGAGTTATGGGTTGAGAATATACAAGAGATGTGTTTTGAAGGCAATCTATCTAAGATAGTAGTTAATAATCCTCACTTCTTTTCTCCCTCTGTTGTGCTGTTTGTTATGCGTGGTGACGGTGAGTATGTACTAGACAAGCCAGATGGCAACTATGGTTTATTGTATGATGCGGGTATCTCACCTACAGATTCGCAGCTAGAGGTTTACGGAACATACCCCAAAGACGGTGACAACTACGAGCGAGAGTCTACAAAAATAGGTAGGAAGGGGCAGCGTCAACTTTGGATTGACACCTATGAAAGACAACCAGTAAAAACCCTATTCCTTGATGATGCTCTAGGTGATGACTCTAATAGTGGAATGTTAAGGTTGACGGGATCAGCTACAGCTGTTGCGCCTTTAAAAACATTAGAGGAGGCATTGAAGCGCATGGATGAGGTCGGTAGCTATGAGATAAAACTCAAAAAGGGCGGCACATTTACAATGGGTGCGTTTGCTGTTTTACCTGGTAGTATAGAGCTTAAAATAAGTACATGGGGTGATGCAGTTGCTAAGCCTATTATTGATTGGACAGCGTTCGGGGATCGTGTTGCAAATATAGCGTTTGGATCGACAGGCTCTTTAACTATGGTAGGTGTTGAAGTGCAAATCCCTAATGCTAGCGCCTTTCAATCTGACAGCAGAACAATGATAGATACAGCTGGAATATTAGATGTAATTATTGATTTTTCTGATATAAAAATAGGCTCCGGTGCCGCTGTATTTGGTAATAAACCATTGGCAAGGGGGGTGATGACCATCAACTTAAAAGGTACGGCGACCATTGATGGTAGTAGCGGTTCTTATGGGGCGCTATCTAGGTCAGCGGGTACTAATAGCGCCTTTGTTCAAGTTATAGCATTTAAAGAAAGCGGGACGATAGACGCTAGTATTGGTACATGGGGAACTACAACATCTATATTGTACTCTGACTTTTAACTAGTTAACCAACCCTATCAATAAAGATAGGGTTGGTTTTGTCCTTTATGTTTCACGTGAAACAGTTAGTTTTCTATACCTTGATGTTTCAGCTTTGATATCTGAAATATCAGGGTATTGCTCTTTTAAAGATTTGTGATTAACGTCACACTCTAGCCATTCTACTTTATCAACTCCAATCTCATCACTTAACTTTTGCCTGTATTCTGCTCTCATACCTGAATTATGAGTATTGCAGCTATTACATTGTATACGCAAATTAACTAGCATGAATCGACGGGGATCGACATGTTTTTGTGGTATGAAATGACCAACATGAAAGGCTTGTGGTGAGTCCTCGTGTCGCTGTTTGAGCCCACACGTATAACAGGGTTCGCCTTTCCTTAATACGTGCTTAATATACTTGTGTAGCTGTACCTTTAAGTTGTCATAAAAACCTTTTTTACCAGTTCGCTTCTTGATGCTTTCCATAAGCCGCCTAGTTTCACGGTTAAACTCTTTATCCTTTTTAATCACAGCTTGTTTAATCTTTTTATTCTGTTTGATTTGTACGGCGCTCGCCATACCGGAAGCGCACTCAAACGAGCAAAAGCGGTAAATAGGAGTATTAATCTCAACCTCTTTTTTAACTTTACAGTGAGAGCACTTTTTAATATCGGCCACTAAAAGCCAGCCCTATTAATATTAACATTACCTTTGAACACCCAAAGCATCGCCCAGCGCCATTGCTTAATATAAGTATCACCAAAACAATCAACATAAACGTTTGCTACCTTTCCATTATAAAAGCAGCAATGATGTAATTTCAGTGTTAAAAAACTCTTAATTTTATTGGTTGCTCTCATATATACCTCGATTCTGTTAATTTATGAATTCTGCTCATCTTCTAATTTTTCATACTCAGAGCCACGCGGTTTAAATAGTGTTATACCCTTGATCGACGCCCATTCTTCATGTTTTCTCAGTGCGTCGAACCTTTCACCCTTCGTCGCCTTGCGTTTACTGCCAGACTTGGCCCAACTCAAGCGACAATCATCTTCATCAACCCCCATGTGCTGGCGAGTAAATAACTCATGCGCGTCATTCTCATCGAAAGGGCGCTGGCCATACCAAGAGCCATCTGGCTTTATATATAACGGCATCATAGCGCCACGGCCTGCCATGTATTTAGCTGTTGTTGCCATCCATCCACGCCAAAGACGGGCCATGCCCCACCGACCAGTTCCCGCTGGCTGTGAATTAACTATGATTAATTTATCTTCGGCAAGTTCCTTTTGAACCTCGCTTATGAATGATTCTAAGTTGTGGTTACTGACCTGGTATTCCTTCATCAGCCGCCAACCATGTAACTTCTCTCTATACTCTTAAGCTCCTTTATTAGCGCCCAATCAGCCGCCCGCGCCCTAGTATTAGCATTATCAGGAGTTGCCGGTGCTACTGGCTCTTTATCTTTATTCATAATCGCTTTGGCTATATTCGCCTCACAGCTTAGGCAGTGTATAGATACCGTTTTGCGCTTTTCACTCTTTAATTTGTAGCGCCTACAGTTACCACAAAGAAATTCACCCGTTATTGCTTTATTGTTACTATTAATCATATATAATTACCTTAGCTTAGTTGGACGCTTTGCTTATCTATGTTGTGTTGTGCCAGCCCCACTTTGATTAGTGGGGTTTTTCACTTTCTTTAATATTTTATTATCAGATTTATATTTGGTCGCGCGCTTTCTGCACTTGGTTAACTCAGCTTTAACTTTGAGTAATTCAGATTCAAGCTCATCAATCCGGTCCTGCTTGCTAAAATAAACCCTTAAGTCACTCATAATTACACCATTTATACAAAGTGCTGTGGGGAATACCTAGCTGTTTACCCGCTTCGCTATAGCTGTTACCTAGCTTTTTACATAACTTAACAGCCGCCGCTTTTGTCGCGTTGCTATACGTTCTATTCTTGCCATTAAAGCCATCTACAAAGTCTTTTTTGCTTGTGCTAGCTTTTGTCACATACTTCCGGTCAGTGGTACCAGCTATGTAATCTAAATCCTTATGCCGCGTTTTGCTTGTGCCGTAAATGCTATCTATATCCATTAAAACCTCTATTAATTTACGCTACCTAATTAACAAGCTATACCTGGGGCTAACTCGTTGTAATTTTGTAGTTTACTATGACCTACAAAACCTCAAAAAAGATGCCAACTTATTACCCTAAAGACTTTGACACTCCACCGCCTTAGTTGGCTTAATTCGAGCCACCTCGCAGTAGATAACACCGTTAATACATATGCCATTACGCTTTATCCATTGGCTTACTTGGTCGTACCTAACAGGCTTAACAAGTGCCGCCGCTAGCTTTGCGTTTCGACTATGGCAATGCTTCGCTATATATTTATCAAGCTTCATTTTATCCCCTTATATTCACTCCAAACCATTAACAAAACAACAATAATTATTGCTGTGCCTTTACCTATTTCAAACCACATTTTTCTAATCCTTATTGCGCCATAGTCGTTCCAAGCTGTTACTTTGATTTCGTTAGTTACTCGTTTGTAAGTTTACATATTCGTTACCTCGTTGCGTTGCTTGATTGGGTAAGGGTAAGGGTAAGGGTACCTGAATTTCGAGTTAAATCAAATTGATTTCGAGTTGTCATCTAATTTTTTTCCATGTCTACGAGTCTCACGATAAATTGACCTGCAACACCGGCTAATGGCATCAGCTAAATCATCATAAGGTTTCGGCTTTGGTGCTGGTTTGTCGTTGTGCATTTTATTTAATCCCCATTAAGTCATCTCTATCTATCAATGTAACAGTATGTGAATTCTTAGGCGCATTAGCTCGCCATATAAACAACACCGATCCTTTATTATTTACGTTAACCGGCTTTTGTGTTTCTGAATTTACAAAAGATATTCGGCCGCTGCTGTCATCCTCGCCGAATATAAGTTTGTATTTAACGCCCATTTGCTCAGACCTGATTAATAATGCGCTTTCGCCCACCCTATTAAGTTTCATTGCCAATACAGCCTGCGCCGTTTGGATTATTTCGTTTTCAAATTCTTCCGGTGACATGCCGTTAATTCTTGCAAGGTCTACTAGTGTTTGTTTTATCATTTTATTTAATCCTTGTTGTTATTAAGTTGTTATACGCGAGAGCTTGACCAATCAAACGCCACCATCATTCCGCCGCCTTCACGAAGCCTATCTACACAGCGTTCACCGATAGCGTCTTTAATGCCATCAATATCAAGGTTGCTGATTAATACGGTAGGCTTCATGTTCTGGTATCGACCGTCGATAATATCAAAGACAAATAGTTTTTCAGTATCGCTGCCAAACTGTGATCCAACTTCATCAATAATTAGTAGGTCAATATTTGAATACCAATCTATCAACCATTCTTCTGTGTATTCGCTATCTTTCGCCCAAGTAGCCTTTAGTGATCTGACTAAGTCGATTAATTTAACAATCCTACACCGGTGATCATCAACTATTTTATCAAGCATCGCTGATGCCAGTAGTGTTTTGCCAGTTCCTACACCGCCAACCATCAACATACTTTTTTCGTGCGGGAATTCACTAACGTAACGTACACAATCGTTTTTAGCTTTTGTTTGGCCTTCATTTGAACAGTCATAAGCATCAAATGTTTTGTATAGGTTGCGTTTAGATATGCCAGCGTTAACACGCGCGCTTTCTCGCCGTCTTTTTTCGTTTTCTATATCACGGGCAGCATCCCCCTCTTTTTGCTTTATTTTGTCTTCTGCTTCCTTTTCTGAAACGCAGGTCATGCAGTGGTCAAATACCATTACTCCACCTGAGCTTCTCATTGAGTTCATATACTTTGCTTCATAGTCTCCGTGTTTTTCACAAGTCATTATTTTTGGTGTACTTGGCATTTTTGGTAAGTGTTTCATTAGAATTTCCCTGATGTATATTTTTGTGTGTCAAAAGTGTGTGTTGATTTAGCTTGGTTGTTATTTATGATCTCATCATTCCAGCATTTACCGTTTAACCAAGTAATCGGATTTTTACGGTATTGTTTATCTGGTGTAGATTTTATGTAATCCGGTAGTTTTTCAAATAACAGGTCGGTATCAGATTTACTTAGCTTGCTAAACTTTGCTTTGCATTTTGAAGAATCAGTTTTCTTGCCGTACAAATCCCAAAACTCAGCGAAGCGGTCAATGATGATATCTTCACTCTTATTATCATTGTCACTATCACTATCATTGCCACTAACACTTTCACTAACACTAACACTATCGGCTTTTTTGGGTTTGTTTGGGTTTACAGATAACCCATTGGGTTTATTGGGTTTGGCTGGGTTAGATGGTCTACCACCTTTGGAGCCGTTGGTTTTATTACGGTCTACAATGTTTTGATACTTTTCTCTATCTCTTAGAAACTGATTTTTAAAAGGAAAAAACACTAATGACAACATATCATCGAGTTCTAATTCCTCACCTAAATTAAAGTCCCTACAGGCTTTAAATAGCTTTCCGCATTGTTCATTTGATAGCTGGTCAAGTATTCCCAGGCTGTCAAAATGTAACAAAAATGACTTTCTTTCCTTACTCATATATAATTGCCTTAGTTGGTTTGTGGGGTAGGTCGCTTGACGGGGCGGCCTTTTTTATGCGTGCTTTTCCATGTCAAACCCTTCCTTTACCAGCTGCTTAATAACAAGTGACCTGATATAAGATGTCATGCTTATACCTTTTAATTGCGCCTGCAAACTAATAAATTCATGTTCCAATTCTATAAAGCTAACTAATAACGGTTTCTTCTTTGCTTTGCTCATAATTATTCCTAAAGTTATTTAACTGCTACCAATTCTATATACATTCTTTATATAACGCAATATAAAACTTATATAAATATTATATTGTTTTATCGTTATTCTTTTGCTATTGTTGTTTCAACTTAAACGAAACGAGGTTTTATAGATGGGACATTACGACGAGCAGCGACAAGAAGAAGCAGAATCAGAGCGTAAAAAAAAGGATTCTAAATAATGAAATATATGGGCAGTAAAAACAGAATAGCTAAATACATATTGCCGATTGTATTAAAAAATAGAAAGGAGGGGCAATGGTATGTCGAGCCATTCGTAGGTGGCGCTAATATGATAGATAAGGTTAGTGGCAATAGGCTGGGTGCGGATTTGAATAAACCGTTAATAGCTTGTTTACAGGCGCTTTCTGATGGTTGGCTGCCTGAAAGAAATATTTCAGAGGATTTTTTTAATAAAGTAAAGGGTGACAACTCAATTGTTGACAGCGCCACTCTTGGTTATATCGGCACTCAGTTAACTTATGGCGCTATGTGGTTTAGTTCCTATCGAAGAGACAATACAGGCTTACGGGATTATTCAAGCGAAGCCTTTAGGAATGTAGAAAAACAAGCGAATAACATTAAAGGTGTTAAATTTAAAAATGTTTCATATCTCGATCTGCCAATCCCAGACGGAAGCATTATCTACTGTGATCCACCGTACAAAGGAACGGCAAAATATAAAGCTGTTGATGAGTTTGATCACGAAGTTTTTTTTGACTGGTGCAGGATGAAAGTAAAAAAAGGATATGAAGTATTCGTTAGTGAATACAATGCTCCAAAAGATTTTGTTTCTGTATGGAAAAAAGAGATCACATCAAGCTTAGGGAAAGATACTGGCAGCAAAAAGGGAGTGGAAAGATTGTTTGTACATGAATCACAACTTGATAAACAGACGTAATAGCGTACAATAGTAAATGTAAACCGCAGTGTGAGAGCTGCTTTGAAAACGGAATTAAACATTAAAGGTTATTTGTATTAGGTCTTAAACGCGTAGGGTTAACCTCTCACACGTTTAATTCCATCCTGAAATGTTTAGGGCTTAATACACATAGCCTTTTTTTGTGTCTGTAATTTGTTTTTAACGTAAAGATGATAAGAGTCTTTATTACAGGCACAGCCCTTTCAAAGCTTCTTATAGTCTGTATCGTTCTGAGTAGTCATGTGTGGAACATGTGTCGTACGGGTCATAACCGTTGGGTCATCAAACGCCAAATAGAAGTTTGTAATATAGGTTCGAATCCTAATGCTCAGACCAATACAGATTACCTACACTGCCAAGTTAATTGGTATCTTGTAAAAATCCCTAATGTTTAGCTAAAACTATAAATTAGCAATCAGTTTTTATACACAATAGCCTTTAGATACGGGTAAAACAGCGTTTTGTGATTTGACGGTACAGGTTTTAGCAGCCTGGCATGGACGTAAAAATGTTTGCTGATTACTTTTGTGTATATCGTATGAATGAATCAAAGGTATTTAAACGGGTATATCCCTAATAGTATCTAATGACCAGTATTACCTAAATTCAATCAATAACTAAGCGAGTAACAAGAATGGCAAACATATACCACCCAAAAGGCTCAATGTGCGGAGCGTGTGTAAATAAAGACATGCCATGTGATAAAGCTATGGATTTTAAAGTTATGCCGATTATGTCTCAATACAGCACAGCTAACGACGATACAGTTTATAAAATTGTAAACTGTTTGATGTTTAATAAAACCAATAAATAAGCGAGCAATAGAATGGTAATTATAAAAACTCTAATAGTGATCGCTGTGATATTTATTGTGGTCGTGTATTTGGATAGTAAATTTAATTAACGGATAGGAGATAGAAAGAATGAAGTATAAATTTAACGTTAGCAAAGTTATTGCCGGACGTGTTCGACCTGATGACATTATTGAAGATTTTGAAAACCCCATGTATGGCTTTTACTGGTGGTTTTGGATGCCTCAGTATCAATCGAACGGCGGTAAATTCAAAAAGGGTCAATGTGTTGATGTTAGTGTGTTTTGGCTATGTTTCTCATTGGGCTTGATATTCTGGCCACAAACTAAAGTTAACAAGGGTGGGTAGTATGAGTGTCAAAAGTGAAGATTTAAAGATTGGCAAAAGTTATTCGCTAAATTATGCGGATAACGTATTTACAGTGATAGCGAATCATAATACTTTTCATTGGATTGAGTGGGCTGATAACGGAGATCTGGAAACCGTATATTTTGAGCGGGTAGATTTAAAGGCAATCAACCCTGTAATTAAAAACAAAACACAATAGCTTATACAGCACACATAAAAGAGGGTAAATGATGGAATATATAGTTACGTGTTCTGGCGGTAACGATTCAATAGCGTTGTTACAATATATGCAGGAAAGCCACAAGGGGGAGTTTTCAGTTTTATACAATGATACCGGCTGGGCTAGGTCTGATTGGCCCGCAAGAATAAAAAAGGTTGCTGATATCTGCTTTGGTTTGGGTGTAGTTTTCCATATTACTAAGTCAATAGGGATGGAGACATTAGTGAGAAATAAAAAAGGTTGGCCGATGCCAGCAAGCGCCATGCAATTTTGTACGGGCGAATTGAAAGAAAAACCAAGCAATGAATTTTACGCTAAAACTGATCCTGATTATGATGCCGTTATCGTAACTGGCAGACGTAGAGCAGAAAGCCAAAACCGCGCGAACTTACCGAAATGGCAATATGAAAGTAAAAAACATGGCGGTCGTGATGTTTATAACCCTTTAGTTAACTTTGATGAAGATGAGCGAGATATTTACATTAGAAAATTTGGCTTTGAACCGTTGCCACATCAATCTATGGAATGTTACCCATGCGTTTGCGCTAACAAAACAGACTTGGCACAAATGCCATTAGATGATGAGCGGATTAACTTAATAGAAAAGATTGAAATTGAGATGGGATTTACTCGCAATGAAAAACCGCGTGTAATGTTTAGGCCGTATCGTGTTGGTGGTGGTGTTGGCATTCGTCAAGCAGTCGCCTGGGGTCGAGGTGAAAGAGGGTTCAAGAGTCATTACATACCCAATCAATATAAGTTCAAGGGCGAGCAATGCGTTATGTTTGAGAGTGTTTCAGACGTTGCTTATGAAATTAACACAAAGGCAGGTAAGGAATTTGCTAGGCAATGTGACGGAGGATTTTGTGGTTCATAATGCTGGCAAAACATTGGGCGTGCTATAGTGGTAATGACTCAATTAACCAAAGGAATAGTCATGGCTAAACCAATGAAGAAAGCAGCACCCAAAAAGGGTGTTGCAGGTAAAAAAACAGGCGGAAAGACTCGCGCAGCAATTAACAAAGCACAAAAGAAAGGCTCAACAAACAAGTAAATAGCTAAAGCAGCTATGCGCTCAGAGTCGGTTATTAGTGCGATTGATAACGGCACGATAAAAAACCCACCATCAAATCTTGCGGGTAAAATATCTAAAGCTAAAGTGACAAAAAAGAAAAAGTAATTAAATAGCACACATAAAAGAGGGTAAGTGATGAGTAAAGTAACAAATTTTAGAGATTATGTAGGAAAGAAGAACGGGCAAAAAATCCACATCTACACGCTAAAAGAATTTATCTATACAATGAACGGCGAAGGGTATGATGATAGCGAGTTTAAAATACGCATAACGCCATTTGCAGACCCAGATGATGGTTATATTGAGGGTTGGTGGCTTTCGTTTATACATGGCGAAACAGGGCAGTATTGCGTAGTTGCTCAAGATGATCACAATGGAATAAATGATTTTATATTATACCACCAGCCTATAGATATTATATTCAATATACTTAACGAGCTGTCACCATGCGAAAGGGAAATTATGCTGATACACGAAAATAATTACAGAGAGGCATAAATGCTAAACAATACAAAATTAGCAATAAGGACGGCAAAGGCGACATTAAAAGACCTGTTAATTATCCATTGCGACTCTATACCCTGTGAATACAACCAAAGCGGAAGGGTTATAAAAGGTGATGTTATCCAACATATAGATAAGGCTGGTAATGATATTTACGATCAAATACGGCCAGATGTTAGGGTTAGGAGTCACACGGGGAAGGAGTACTATATTTTAATAACAAGTATTGTTTCTATTGAGGGGCTTGGGGAGCTTTAGCGCACATAAAAAAGCCAGCTTAAATTGCTGGCTTTTTGTTACCTGGTAGTGCGTTAATTAATCTTTGGCCCAACATAAAGAACCAAGCCAACCGAGCCTAGAACCGTCATAACATCGGCTATTTTTGCTGAGTTGTCACCTTTCCAAACTCTTACTGTTCTTTCATACGATAGTTTGCAATGTTTAGCCATTGCCACTACTCCGCCTATGTTGTTATCTTTTGCTGCTTGCTGCACTGCTTCGCTAATGTTCATTTTAATACCTGTTATTGTGTTGATGATTGTAATTTAACGCTTCGTTAGGTAATTGTCAAATAATATCAATATAATATTTGACTATCCTCAAATAGCTGTGCTAGTATTACTGCATCGAGTGGCCAAGCGGTTTGCATGTTTCCCTTATCCAGCCCTCAGATTAAAAGGACCAAAAAACATGCATAAATAGTCTGTATTAGCGAAGTGAGTTAGTAGGCAGATAACGGATATTTCTGCAATAGCTAGTCATCAGTTGAAATTAGTACGAGTCAGCGCTATAGCGTGACCTCTAAGGCTAATGGATATGTTGAAGATGAACGGTAGTGAGGTTCGATTCCTTATCTAGCTCATTTCACAATACAGACTAAACAATATTAATAATCTACATAGATGAGTGAGTTAGCGGCCTGCCATTGGTCGGGTAGTTAATAATTATTAGGCTAACCACTTAATTCGCCAAACCTAGCTCATTCTTTTATGTAGATTAAACGTCCAATTAAATAGGTAACAACATGACAGACAGCGAAACAATCCAATATTTACTAATTAAATGTAGCGGCACTAGTCACCAACCAGTTATCAACGGTCAAAACGAGCCTTTATTAAGGGTGATGGCTCAAGGTGTGGCAACTCATGAGTTAATGATTGAACTAATAAAAAACATCGGCGTTGGTGGTGTGTTAGATCACATAGCAGCGGCAGACATAGCGGCTTATCAAAAGGGTGTTGATAATGAGTAACTTTAATATTGTTGAGTACGTATCACAGCAAGAGAGTTTATTTTTACCGGTTGTCTCTGATGAGTCGGTAACGTGGGAAAAAGAGAAGCAATTCGCTATTCAAGCGTTAACCGCAAACGATTACCTTGCGGAGATGGCAGCACAGAAGCCAGCGACGCTACAGAACGCAATAATTAATATTGCCAGTATTGGTATTAGTTTAAACCCCGCTCTTAAGCATGCCTACCTAGTGCCGCGTAAAGGTAGTGTTTGTTTAGACTTGAGCTACATGGGTTTGCTTCACCTGGCACAATCAAGCGGTGTTATTTTATGGGGCCAATGTAAGATTGTACGCGCAAATGACACTTATCAAAATGCCGGGTTATCTAAAGAGCCATCACATTTGGCAGACACTTTCGGCGATAGAGGCGAGATTGTCGGCGCATACTGCACAGTTAAAACCGTTGATGGTGATTTTTTAACGGAAGAAATGAGTGTTTCGGAAATATTTGAAATCCGTGAACGCTCAGAAGCTTACAAAAGAAAATCGGGGCCGTGGAAAACCGACGAAGGCGAGATGATTAGAAAAACAGTCGTTAAGCGTGCTTATAAATATTGGCCCAAGTGTGAGCGCTTAGGTTCAGCTATTCAAATGTTGAATGATAACGGCGAAGGTATTGTTGCCGAAAAAGATATTACGCCGTTTATTGAAAGTCCTATTAGAGAATTGCAGGATTTATTGATTGATAAAGATCCGGCGCAATACTTGCCGTGGTTAAAGGTTGAAAAGTTTGAAGATGTGACAGAGGACCAAGCAACGGCGGCGGTAATCATGCTAAGGAATGCTAGAACATGAGAAATTTTGCAGAAGAAAGTAAAGTGCATTCAGAAACACTTGGTTTTGATTTGTCAACACTTGAGCAGGGCACGGGCAACTGGCATAAGGCACGTGCCGGTGTAATAACTGCATCAAAGGCTTATATATTGCTGATGGATGATAAGGTTGCCCCATTCCCAAGTGGCGTTGAAATAAAGGTAATATCAAAAGGTGTTAATCAGGTTGTTTTTGGTGGCGAAGTATTTACCGGTACAAAAGCAGCTTGCACAAGCTTTGTTAGGGGCAAGTTATCACCAATTAAATCAGATACAAAAATGACCTACATGGATGAGTTGATGGCATCTATTGCCACTGGCTTAATCACTGATGAAATAAAAGCCAAGCCGTTACAGTGGGGAAAAGACCACGAAGAAGCAGCGAGGGACGCGTACAGCGCAAGAACATTTGAGACAATAGAAGAGCAAGGATTTATCTATAAAGATCCATCAATGCGCTGTGGGGCATCGCCTGACGGATTGATCTTTGGAAAGCCTAAAGGGTTAGAGTTAAAAGCTCCATACAATAGCGGCGTGTTTATGGCTTTTGCGGGGCGTGATGTAATAAAGCCACAGGAAATAATTCAGTGCCAATACTCTATGTGGGTGACTGGGTATGACTCATGGGGCTTTGCTAAGTACGATCCCCGCAATGTAAATTGTAAAAAGCTGCATGTGGTAGAGATTAAGCGCGATGAAGTAATGATTAAAAAGCTAGAGGAGGGCGCTAAATCCTTTATTGATGAAATGGACATAGCACTAGAAAAGCTAGGTATGTCGTTTGGTATGCAATGGGAGTAGTTATGAATAAAGCTTTTAAAAATGGGGTGCTCATGAAATGGGCTACTAAAACCCATAAAATAGACGATAAAACATCTTTAACTTTTGCGGTAAAAAAACCATTTAGAAAGGGTTGATGATGAAATACCTATGTAAGGGCCAGGAGTCATTAAAAAATGTTAGCTTGCTACTGAAGCTAACAAACACAAAGGAAGATACGCAAACTGGTATAATTGACCATTATGTAAAAAACTTTTCAATATCACATGCGGCTGATATAAACGGTTTAAATCGAGGTAATTTATCGGTAGCAATCACTGATTTAAATAGGATTGCTGAAATAGTAGAACAAATAAATGAAAGAAAAGTGTACGGTAGATAGCGTACAAATTAAATTAAACACAACAAAAGGTAAATGAAAATGGCTAATGTACAATCAAAAGAAAATATGACTATCTCAATCCGTGAATACAAAGACGGACAGGGCAATCAAAAGAAAGTATGGAAAACAATCGGCGAGTTAATCACTTGGGATGATGGCAGCAAGTCATTTGAATTATGGGGGCCGACTGGCTCAACTAAAGGCAATGTTTTTGCTAAAGATAACGACAACCAAAGCAACAACCAGGGTCAGCAAAGCGGATTCCAACAAGATGCGCCACAGCAGCAAAACAGCTTTAACCAAGGTACAAACAACGGACAGCAACCACCGGCTCAATTCAACAACCAAAAAAACTACCCACAGCAACAACGTTAAATGCTGATAGTTAATATCTTCCATGTATCATCACTGCTGTTGGTGGTGATCATGTTTTTTATGTGGCAGCTAAAAAATCTTTGTCCGGCAAAAGTTCCGAGGGTCAAGCTTCATTTAGTTGCTTACTGGATTGCGTCGGCGGTCGTGCTGGTATCGGCGTTTATAGCGATTGAAATGGGCGGGTAATATGACTAAAAAACTGAAGTATAGCGAGATTGAGGCTAAGAACGCAGTTTACGAAAAAATAATATCTGAGCAGGCGGCGGTAATATCTGAGCAAGCGGAACTGATAGATTTTATGGCAAAAAAAGTGGAAGAATTATAAACACAGTACACTCCCCGCTACCCATAAGAATAGCGCCCTGCGGAGTGTCATTTAATTAAGGGATAAAGATGCTTAAAACAATAATCACAAACATAGAGAGGCTAAGAATGACAGTAAGAACAGAACATTTTAACCCGGTATCAGACCCTAAATTATTATGCACTTGCGAGCATACTAACTGCGATAAAAGAAGTGTAAAGCTATCGACGTTAAGGCGCATTGAAAGAGTGCGGGTGCTTGCTAATAGACCGTTAACGGTAACTTCAGGCGGCCGATGCCCCAATCACCCAAACGAAACGCACAGAACAACACCTGCTGACCATCAAAAAGGGGTTGGCATTGATGTTCGGGTTAGGGGTGGAGCAGAAAGAGCTGAATTAGTGGCTGTTGGTTTAGAGTGCGGATTTAATGCTATTGGTGTTGCTAAAACATTTGTACACCTGGGTTATCGTGATGGTCAGAGATTGGTTATGTGGACTTATTAAATGACTTATCGTGATCAATTTGAACCACATTACGCCGGTATTGATACGATATTAATCGGCATCCAAAATTCAGAGTCACAGGTTATGGCTTGGCACCTTTGCCCGTATTCAAACGGCGAGGTTAAAAGGGCGTTTTCATTTGAAAGTATGATTGATAGGGTTGGAGTGGTTGACAAAATACTAGCGGAGTGCGTGGCGCTTTAGTTATAGCCCGTAAACCTGTATAATAAGACATGAAAAAAGAAAAGGTTAGGCTACTAGGTCGCCAAGTTTGGTGTCAGACTTGTATAAATAAAAAGCCGGCGATAATTAGATGCGCCGATTTTCTTATACCAGTTAGGAAGAAACCTTACGACCTTTGTCGTGACGGATCAGGGATCGACCAAAGAGTTTGCGGTATTTGTGGTCAATGCCTTGACTATAAGGGAAAGTTTCACAAAATAAACACTGAGCCGGTAGATATTAACCACCTGCACTTAGTTTACAAAGCTGATTAATTTAATTATTGTATATAAACACAACAACATAACGGATAAAAACAACATGACAGATAAATGTATTGTAAGCGATTGGTTTTCTAGTCGAGCCAAGTTAAATATTCAAACTTTTATGGTTGACGATTACCCATTTGAAATAATGGTATTGAGTGATGAAGCAAAGGGCTTGATTGGCCTGTGTGACACTCACAAAGAAATGGTAAACCTTGCATCTAACGAGGGCTTATCATCAAACCGTAGTCGCGTTATGGACAATGAAGAATACGCAAAAGACATTGATATGTTTTGGGCTGACAAGTTTAAAGATGATGATTCATATCCTTGTGTTCGCTCACGCGTAGGTGAAAAGGTCTGTGAAATTAGCGGATTATCTACTTTGTTAAATGATATGCTGGAAACTGAAAAGGCGGCTGATTTAGCGAAAGAAGAAGAAGCAGAAAAAACATTTAAACTTGGTGATGGTGACGAAGGTGAGCGCGATGTTTTAGCCAGTGAAACAATGGGGAATTTAAGTGCCGAAAGCTTAAATGCAGACGCGGCAATTTACGCAAACGCATAACTAACAAAAAAGGTAATTGAAAAATGAGTAATACGCACACTTTTAAACTCGGACAAAGCGCAAGTATAGGTGAAGATATCGGCTGTATTCGTGATGATTGGGGTGTTGATCACCCTGAAGCACTGGTAGCTGTTCGTTTTTGGTCTATATCGGCACAAGATACCGGCTCAGATGTTGATGGTATTTGTATTGTTGATAGTAAAGTCGAAGCAATTGCCTATGCGATTAGCTTTTGGGGTTCGGATGCCTTGCAGATTGCGGGTAAGCGCTCACGACCTATTTTTAACCTTGATGGTGGTAAAGAGTTTAAGGTTGATTTGACTCACACTGAATCAATACAAGCACAAGAGAGCGCGATGGACACTAGGGAAAAAATGTACAGACAGATTGAACTTGATGTAAACAGACGCTTCAAAGCACTTTAACCGGTAGGGGTCGGCAATGAATACGGACGAACTAAAAAAACTTGGCGGCCCTAAACTGGCTAAAGCTAAAGAAGATCAAAACGACAAGATCGACACAGTTATAACTTTGCTGGGTGCGTTATGCGACTCAGGCGAGGCAAGCTTAAGCGTTAGTAATGATATTTTAGAAGGGCAAACGGAAAACCACAGTGTATGGGTAAAAGTTAGCAAGCACAGGCGTTATATTAATCTCGCTGCTGTAATGGTCACGGGCGCTATCTTATGGCTAGATGTATTAAAACTAAACCCCAATAGCGAGATTGTCGGAAGTGTTGTCAATATCGCTAAAGCACTTGCTGGGATGCTGTTATGAGAGTCAATATATACGAATATGTAACACCGTTAAGGACTGGCAATAAAGGCAGAATTGAATATAAGGTTATTAAAGGTAAAACTTATCACAGTGACCGGTACAACAAAGATGTAAGCATAAAAACCACTGACAAGCCTTATGATGGAGCAACCGGAGCCAAGGATATCAATTCATTCGGCTGGTTGTTTCATGACGTACTAAAAAGGAATAAAAAGTTTGCCGATGGCTCTGTATGTAGCAACTTGAGAGCGTCAAAAGTTTTATATGACATACTAAAAGCTGAGGGCAGATGGTTTAGGGCTAGGAGCTGGTTTTTATCAACATTAATATGGGGTAAGTTTGTAAAATGAACTTCATCATGGACTTTATCGGCGGCTTAGTCTCGCCAATATCTAAAACGATTACAAAGATAAACACGAACAAAACAGAAGTTAAAAAGAAAAATATAGACCGGCTCATTAATGCTGAGGATAAGCTAGCAGAATGGGAGTCTATCCAGGCAGAAAAGGGCGGCGGTTGGCGTGATGATTGGTTTAGTATTGTATTATCCGTGCCTTTGGTTGGTGCTTTTATACCGCCATTCGTGCCAACAATATTAGCCGGCTTTGATGCTCTAAGCAAAATGCCAACTTATTACCAATACTGGGTAGCGGTTGCTATACTGTCATCATTCGGTGTTAGGGCAATAAAAAAATAGGCCTGCGAAATGGATGAAGATGATAAAAAAGTCATTAATAAATCAATCAAAGAAGTAACGATTACCGCAATAGTAATAGCTTTTATTATTACAATAGCGGTATGCGTTGCAGGGTTAATATTCAGCTTGCCAAGTTAAGTTAATTAGGGTTTAAAATGATAACAAATGTAATTAGATCGGTATTGAGGCCGGTGATTAACTCAGTACTTAGCGGGGGTGGAATTGGGCCGCAACCAGTAACAAAAGTATATGTTGATCCGCTAATAAATTCACTAGATCAGCATTATGATCTTGGGCCTGGTGTCACCTTAAATGACGTTAACGGGGCGGGAGATTGGTCTGTTCGTGGCAAGCTGAACAGGAAAGCAGCGAGCACGGAATTCATGTTTAGAACCGGATTTGGCGCTAATAACGTTAGGTCAACAAGTGGCGGGCAAATATCATTTAGGTGGGACGGTAGCGCCTCAACTACTAACCTTACAAGCTCTAACACGATAGGGATATTAGAGGAGTACGAGTACGAAGTGGGAGTAACCGGCACAACGATGCGTATCATCCTTAATGGCATAACAACTACCGGCCCAGTACCAACTAACCCAGACCAGCTGAATATTATCGTGTACGGCGCTAAAGATGCCTCTAGTGATTCTTTTGACGGGATATTGTCAGAATTAGATATAAACGCAATGGGCGTTGATTATTCGTTCTTACTAAATAATACAGTCGAAGTTTCAAACGGCCAAACAATTACACCGACAAATATACCAGCGGCACAGTCAACGCTCTATACATTCGACTCGATCGCTAACGAGTGGAACGGTGCGGAAATATTAACAGACCCTGATTTTGAAACTCCTGGAGACTGGTTATTTAATACACCACCTTGGACAATGACAGGTGGACAGGCTATCTGTGACGGAACACAAGCCGGTGCCAAAGACCTGTACCAAGAAAATAAACAATATGATGGTAGGCGCTATAGAATGAATGTAGATGTTGCCACATTAACTGCTGCCACATTAAAGCTTAAACTCGGCGGCGCTGCTTTCGGTGACATAGTTGCTGCCGGTGATTATGAATTTTTTGAATTTGCAGAGGGCGGAGCAAGAACTGGTTTAGCTTCGGACAGTAATCTTGATTGTGTCGTTGATTCGCTCACTATAAAACCATTTATTAAGGTCTCATAATATGCCAGGCGTTTATCACGTAACACACGCACCAAATGAATTAAAATTAAGATACCCTAACGCCGCTGTAAGAAACTTTAGCGGTAAAGACGTGTATTTCTTTGCTGATACATTACTTAGCCTTACGGGTACGATAGCAAGCGACATGATAGATATGTCGCTTGAAGATTTAGAGGGTGAGGCTATCGATATTAGATTAAGTAATTTAATCGCTGAAACTTCAACAGGCAGAGAAATAAAAGCATCACTAAAACAACTTGAATATATTTTTAACAAAAGATTTAAACCAGAGGAAGAAGAATAATGGCTAAATATGAAAATGGCGCACCAAAACATAATCTAGTGGGTAAGCAGGTTATAAAAGTGAATATAGTCAGTGGTACTGTACAAATACAGTGGCAGTTTGGCGACGAAGGTTTCAATGATATTTCCGAAGGTCTTTTTGACGCTATCGGGGACACATCAAGAGAAATTACACTACCTGAGTGTGATGTGCAGTTTATCATAAGCGGCACAGCTACAGTTTTCATGGTTGACTCGCAGTAATAACAATTATCATATGCCGACTTCGGGTCGGCACATTTAAGCTTTTCGGAGGCTGAATGTCACAATCAACACCCACTGAATCAGAAATAGATATTTATTCTAAGCAATATTTAACACATGGCGATAAGTCTAAATCGTGGGCGGTAACATTCCCAAAGTCAAAAGCAAAGAAAGAAGCAGTTAATGTCAGCGCATCAAGATTTCATATTTTAGCTAAGGTTTTGCTAAGGATAGAGGAATTACGAAAAACAACAGCAGTAATGGCGGAAAAGAAGTTTACAATCACCATAGAGCAGCGTTTAAAGTGGTTAAATGAAATAGTTAATGCAGGACTGGAAGAAATAAAAGATGTCGCAGGAATAGCCAAGAGGCAGAATTTGCCAGCAGCTAAATCAGCAATAGATACACTAAATTTAATGCTAGGCACTGACGAAGAAAGCGGAACGGTTAAGCCAGTTAAAGTTATGATAGGGGTTAAAGATGCCTCTAGATCTTAATTTCCCGCAGAATGAGTTTTACCACATGGACAAACCTTTTAGGGCTTTTGTTGGTGGGTATCGCTCAGGAAAAACATATTTAGGTTGTGTTAGGTTGTGCGCCTTAGCGTTGGAATACCCAGGCATAAGGCTTGGCTACTTTGCGCCAACATACCCGCAGATAAGAGATATATTTTACAATACTATTACGGACGTTGCTGAAACGCTCGGAATGACTGTCGATATAAAAACTTCGAACAACGAGGCGTATTTATATTACTTCGGTGATTTACACGCAATAGTAAAATGTAGATCAATGGAGCACCCACAAAGAATAGTTGGCTTTGATATTAACCATGCCTTGATTGATGAAATTGACTGCATGAAGAAAGAGAAGGCCGACCAAGCATGGAAAAAGATTGTCGCTAGGTTGTCATCAAAAGGTTTTGATGAGCAAAGGCTATATGATGAAGAAATGAGCGCCGATTTAGTTATTGAGGCACTAGAAGAAAACACCGTTGACTTTACGACTACGCCAGAGGGTTTTAACTGGGTTTATGATTTATTTGTTAAGCAGTTAAAGGAAGATGAGTCGTTACAGCAATACTACGGAATAGTACACGCATCAACTAGGAAGAACGCAGCAAATTTACCCGCTGATTATATTGATAAGCTTTACGCCACTTACCCGGCTAATTTAGTTGATGCTTATGTTGATGGTTTATTTGTAAACTTAAAGGGCGGAACTGTTTACAGGTTATTCGATAGGCGCAAGAATCACACCAACGAAACAGAAGATGATCACGAAACGTTACATATTGGAATGGATTTTAACGTAGGTAAAATGTCGGCTATAGTTCATATTGAACGAAACGGCGACCCAATAGCAGTTAATGAAATATTCGGCTTGCTTGATACTGATGAAATGATAGCTGAAATTGACAGGCTTTACCCTAGCAGAACTATTTATGTATATCCTGATAGCTCAGGCAAAAACCGTAAATCTGTGAATGCTAGCGAGACCGACATTAGCAAACTAGACGATGCTGGCTACTTAACGCGCTATGATTCGGTTAATCCTTTTGTACGTGATAGAATCAATGCCATGAATGCTATGTTATGTAATGGCAAGGGAGTTAGGCGGTATAAGGTTAACACTAATCATTGCCCGCGCTATACTGATGACTTAGAGCAGCAAGTTTACGATAAACAAGGAAATCCGGACAAGCAACATGACAACGATCATATGCCGGATGCAGGTGGGTATTATATCTGTTACACCTACCCAATTATTAAACCAATTTCAACAGTGAGTTACAAATGGCAGCGTTAAATATTGAAAATAACATTGAATATGATAAATACGCGGGCCGCTGGTCTAGAGTTCGCGCCATTAATAACGGTGAGGCTCGATTAAAAGAAAACGACCTGCAACACCTCAATAAACTCAACACTTCCACAAGCGCAATTAGGGCGACATTTTTAAGGCCAATCAATCCTACTAATACGTCTACCTATAATCAGCAGCGCAATATTGATTATATTAATGGTGCTCGTTTATATAATGCCACTGTCAAAACCTTATCCGGTTTATTGGGTATGCTATACCGTAAACCACCCACTGAGTCAGAAGTGCCAAAAGCCCTAGAGTACATTTTTACTAATGTTAACGGCTCAGGCTTAACGATGAACCAGCAAAGCAGGGCAGTGTCTAGTGATGTTATTCAGATTGGTCGTGATGGTCTTCTAGTTGACATGCCACGCAACGAGGAAGGCGCACAAAAAACCCAAGCTGATGTTAATAACGGATTCAAAGCCACTATCCAAGAATACAAAGCAGAATCAATTATTGATTGGCATGAGTCGATAATTAACAACGCTAAAATATTAGACTTATTGGTATTACAAGAGGCGATCGAAGTATTCGCAGACGAAACGCGAATTCAGCGCGAGATTAAAAAACAGTTTAAAGTTTATCGCCTTAATTCTGATGGTGTGACTATTCAAATATTTACAGAGTCAACCAAGAAAGATGAAGGCTTAGAGCAAACAGCAGAGATTCAAGTTTTAGGCGCTAATGATACGCCACTGACTGCGATCCCTTTTACCTTTATAGGTTCAATGAATAACCAGCCTAGTATCGACAACTTACCACTTGAGCCAATTAGTGATATCAATATTGGTCATTATCAGGAATCAGCTAACCTTGCGTCAAGTAGCTTTCAATTATCAGCGTGTCAACCGTGGGTAGCAGATGATAACTATGCCAAAGTAGCACAAGACAAAACCAGAAACGGCGGGTCTGTTGAATTAGGTGAGGACTCATTAATCGTATTAAAATCGGGCGGCACATTTAATTACGCTACACCGCCTGAAAACAATATGAGTAAGGGTATACAAAAAGACTACGAAGAACAGATGATTGCTTTAGGCGCTCAGTTGATAACGTCCGGCGGCGGTGCTGAAACTGCCGAGGCTGCACGCATTAAACACGCATCAGATGTTAGTGACTTGGAAGTCATATCAACCAATATATCCACAGCTTATACACAGTGTATCGAGTGGGTTTGTTTGTTTATGGGGATAGATTACCAAGACTATACTTTCAAACTCAACAATGAATTCTTTGATATGGCATTAAGTGCCGAAGATGCTGTTAAATGGGTTAGTGTTTGGCAAGGTGGCGCATTCTCTAAAGATGAATTAGACACTATTCTAGTTAAGGGTAAAGCTATTGGTGATGATGTCGATTTGGATGCTATGAACCAAATGACGCAAGAAGAACAGGGTAGTTCTGTTGATTTTGAAGATAACGAATAATGGCTGATACTTCCCCTGCATTAATTAATATTGATGTTCGTAACCAGGTATTGCTTGAGCGACTAAAACAGGGTGAGCATAAAAAGTTCGCCCCGTTTTTAAAGCGTATCGAGAAGGGTATTCGTAAAAGGCTATCGGATGAAGGTGAAACAATCACAAGCAAGAAGCGATTAAACGCATTGCTTGCCGATGTTACTAGCCTGCAAAAAGCTATCTATGATGATTATAATAAACAACTGGCTTTAGATTTGGGTGAGATAGGCTTTCAACAGGGAGTATTTGAGTCGGCAAGCTATGAAAAGGTTGTAGTCGGCTATCAGTCCACTATACCGACCGCTGAACAAGCTTTAATTGCCATTCGTGTAAATCCTATGCAAATGCAAAACTATTCAGGTAAGCAGCTTTTGGAGCCGTTTATAAAAGATTGGTCAACCACGCAAACCCAATTAGTTAACAACACCATTCAACAGGGATTTTACCAAGGCCAAACCAATAGCGAGATTACCCGAAGAATCAGAGGCACTAAGGCCAGCAACTTTAATGACGGTGAATTAGCTAAGGTTAACCGGTCAAATCGAACTATTGTGAGAACAGCCGTTCAGCACTCATCAACTCAAGCCAGGCAACTAACGATGAAGCAAAACAGCGACTTGATCAAAGGCTATCAATGGGTGTCAACGCTGGACTCTAAAACAAGTGATCAATGTACAGCTTTAGATGGTCGCCGGTTTAACATGGAGGAAGGGCCATTACCACCGATTCACCCAAATTGCAGATCAACTACCACACCGGTGTTATCTGAAAAGTTTGATTTCTTAGATAAGGGCGCAACAAGGGCGAGTGTTGACGGGCAAGTAAGTACTAAAGAAACTTATTTTTCATGGTTAAAGAAGCAACCAGCAGCCTTTCAAGCTGATGCTATCGGACCGACTAGGGCTAAACTATTAAGAAGTGGCGGTTTAACCTCTGATGAATTCGGGAGGTTATCATTAAATAGAAATTTTGAAGCGATGACTTTGACGGAGATGAGAAAAAAGGCCCCGAATGTATTCGAGGCCGCAGGACTTTAAAAACTCATAACGGAACCATAGATAAGTTCCGCTATGGTTTCCATCACCACATCACAACCTATAAAGGCATAGGTGTTTGTATTGGCCTCAGTATCAAACACCCCCCACGATTCAAAATCATCCTCCCTATCCAAAACAACCGCCCATAGTCTGTTATCTTTTGCCTCTGACTTTACCTCCTTAATTAGGCCGTATGACCCGCCGTAAGCTGACGGACTGTAAAGGGTGTCCGGGAGTTCGTTAACTGTTGATATATAAATAGGAGCGTCAGCTATTGATAGCCTCACTGCCTCGATATCTCCAACAGTCATGCGGTCAGTATAGACAAAGAAGATAGCCTTAATATTATCAACGTTATCGACAGCGTACCACCAAGGCCAAATAGTGGCGCCGGTCAATTCCTTGAAGTAGCTCCAATTACACTGCCTGTATGACTCATCGTAATAAACGTAAACGTCGTCAACATTTTCCCGTACATCACCTTCATTATTGGTATTACCACCACAGGCAGGTAGACAAAAAAGCAAGATGATTAGTGTTGCCCTGGTGTGCTTATTCATAAATCACCTTTAAAATAATCATATTAAAAGCCACAAGCACTTGAGCATAGACGATGACATTTAACGCTGGAACTAAAAGCCCATCCTTAAGCATCAGCACTAGGCTCATTTCCTTTGGGTACTTAATCGACCAAAAAACAAGGCTAACAAGTGATATGTACCCGCACAATTCCGCCGATGGAAATTCAATCATAATTTAGCCTTATACCTACCAAACAACAAAACAATGGTAAATATATTAGTAGTCAAATAGAAATACCGCCCAGCAGCTCCCCAAGTTTCAGGGCGGATTGATTCGTAAGTATCCCATCCGATAAATATTAGTATCGTTATTAGCAGCACGTTTATAGCGAGTAATTTCGCAGCTATTTTTAAGCTTTTAATCATTGTTTAACCTTTGGTCCGTTTATATAATCAACACAAATACTAACATAAAGTATTAAAATGCTATAATTTGACCAGAACACATAATTTACTTACAATAACTTACACAAATACAACGGACGGAAAACTTATGGACTTTACCAAGTACGGCTTGGAGGGTGAGCAGCTCGCACAAGCTCAGAAAGATTATGATGCTGATGTTTTAGGATTAAAAAACAAAAACACAGAATTAATTGATCGTGAAAAGGTGGCAAAAGATAGCGTTGAGGCTATGACGCTTCAAATCTCGATCACCGAAGAAAACAACAAGGTTGCGCTTGCTGAAAAAGATGGCACTGTTGAGCAGTATAAATCAGCAATTGCCGAGCGTGATGAAAAGATAAAATCTATCAACTTTGAATTTCAAGAAACGAATAATAAACGTTTGATTGAAACATCGGTTAATGATTTTTCAACGGCTTTAGCTGATGACCCTGCCGGTCGCATGTATATGCAGTCGCAGTTCAGCGGCTTGATTGAAGTAAAAGACGGTGCTGTAGTGTCTAGAGACGTAACAAAAACCGTCGATGAAGTTAAGCAATCGCTAGTCTCGGACGAAGCGAACGCTCGTTACATTAAGGCCGTTGTAGGCTCAGGAGGCGGCGCGGCTGGCTCTGAAAGTAGTGGCGGCTCGGCTGGCATTGGTGCAAACAAACCGTTTAAAGATAAATCTATGGCTGAAAAAGTCGCTTATCTTGAACAAAAATAAATTAAACAGGAATTATTATGAGCTTAACTAACTTTGATATCTTTAACGATTGGACACAATTAACAGCTACTGAAGTTGTTGATCAACAAACTGGATTGTGGAACGGCGCAACACGCAACGCATTAACTTTGATTAGTGCTGCTGATAACGCCGGTGACTTTGCAGAAAAATCTACCTACGCTTTAATGGCTGGCTTATATGGCAATCGCGATCCATCTTCTATAGCTGCCCTTTCTTCAACCCCTTTAGCTACTTTGAAAGAAGCGGCTGTTAAGGTTGGTATGGGTTCTTTGCCTATGGAATACACCGGTTCTGCATTTGATTGGACCAAACGCGATCCCCGCGAAGCTGGTATTGCCTTCGGTGAACAAGTTGGTGCGGCTAAGTTTCAATACATGCTTAACTCTGCATTAGCTGCGATTGTTGGTGGTGTTGTTAACGTTGGTGTCACTGCTGTTTATGATGGTACTGCCGCAACTGCTAAGCTTGCATCACTTAACCAAGGTGCTCGTTTATTCGGTGATCGCTCTGCTGCTTTAGTAACTTGGATTATGCACAGTAACTCGTTGCACGATATTTACGGTGACTCATTAACTAACGCCGCTCGTTTGTTTGAATTTGAAACCATTCAAGTTGTCCAAGATGGTTTTGGTCGTATGTTAATCATGACAGATTCACCTGCTTTGCATTTTGACAATGGCGGCACTGAAAACTATTATCAAGTTGGTTTAGTTTCTGGCGCTGTGATGATGGAAGATAACGGAGATTCACGCGTTTATACTGAAACCCGAACTGAGTTTGATAATGCCAAGCAACTAATAAAAGAAGAAGCTTCATTCAATCTTTCGTTAAAAGGTTACACTTGGAACACCGCAGTAACTCAACCAGATGATGCAGCGATTGCATTGGGTACTAACTGGGTTCAAACTGCGACTAGCTTAAAAGATACCGCTGGTATCATTGTTCAAACTCTATAAGGCGTAAATCATGGCTAAACGTATTATTATACAAAGTAAATTCACTGTTGAAGAAGCGGCAATTGCCCGAGCTAAAAACCCTGGTGCTGTTTTATGTGATGCTCAGAACTTTTGTTTTGTTGGATTTAAAGGCAATGAAGTTGTTGCCGGTAACGACTCAAAAGAAACGGCTTACCTCGTAGCTAAGGCCAAAGGCGAAAAGCCAAAGCCTGTTACAAAAGCTAAGAGTGCTTAAACTTTAAGTTGTGTTAATATAAGGACTAGAGATAGTCCTTTTTTATTGGAAAAATTATGGCGTTAATAGTTGAAGATGGTACAGGCTTAGTTGATGCGGATAGTTATATTTCGCTAGTTGACGCTAGAGCATACGGTGTTAAATACGGATATACATTACCAATCGATGATACGCAAGCTGATATATTCATGCGTAAAGCGGCCTTATATGTCGATTTATTCGAGGGCTCGTATTCTGGTGAGCGTTTGGTAGATACACAGGCGCTAGCATGGCCTAGGGTTAACGCTTATAAATGCGCTGGACGTGATCAAATAGATTTACCATCCGATTCTGTGCCGATTGAAATACAACATGCTCAAGTTATCGCCGCACATTATTACGCCGTTGGTGTAAATGTTCGGGCCAATGATGACGGTTTATCCATCGCATCCGAGGAAGTTACCGGAGCGGTTAAAGTGTCATATTTTGACAACAACAAGACAGGCGCTACAATAGAAATAACCGAGGCTGATGATGTGTTAGCTAATTTATTATGTGTTGGCATCTCGTTATCAATGCGAACAGGGAGAGTTTAAAAAATGGCTTTAGATAAAAACGATTTACTTTCACTTGTTGCGACTAATTTACCAGATAACACCACGGGATTAATTACCCCCTCATCAGTTCGTGAGGTTGACGAGCAAATAATTACAGCAAACGCAAATCTTGAAGAATTAACAAACCAGACATTTAAAGGTCCGGTTACTTTTGATGGTCCTGTATCCGGTTCAGTCCTGCTAGACCAGGTAATAACACGAAGCATAACGACCCAAGCACTGCCAATACATAACGGCACGGAGGCTACCGAAATCGTTATAAATTTCGGTAGCGTGGAGTCAGGCGATTTTAGTGTGGTTGACGGAGTGGTAGAGGCTCTGGTTGCTATGACGCAGGTTGATGTTTTAATTCAGATCCACCTAACAAAGACAGGGGCACAAATTGCTGGGTTCGATTGCTGGTTAGAAGAATCTGCGGACGGCGTGGTCTGGACAGCGATAGATGAGACGCTAAGGCGTGAAATTATAGAAAAGGACGGAGATAGCGACGTTATAGCTGATTTTAGCTTTAATTCCCCCCTGACCGTGGGTGACATGTTCCGTATAGTCGCAACAAATAGCGGCGCCAACACGCTAAGCATGGCTAAACCGTCGGACATTGTAACAGCTAACGGCGGCGCTAACGGAGCGTCTAAAATACTAAAACTAGTTAAAATAAGGTAGGGACAATGTCATTCGCAGAAAAAATGCAGGTCGTTGCTGCTAAGCTTTTAACCAAGTTTGACGAGCGCACAGGTGATGACCGGTTAGCGATATTAAAACAGGGTGATGTTGTTTGGAATGACACCACCGCTGAAAATGAAATAGGCCCAGACGTTAAGTATTTTTTAACCGGTGTGCAGATAAACAACTTAGCTGGCTTGGTTAACGGTACAACAATATTGCAGGGTGATATGATGCTAACCGTGTCAACTCTGATTGTTGACGAGTTAGGAGCCGAGGTTGATTATACTCCTAGGGTGGCAGATAAAATGCTGATTGATGGTGTTGAATGGTCGATAGTTGATACACCTCATTCTAACTTTACCGGCGACGCGTTAACGGTTGTTTATAAAATACAGGTAAGAAAATGATATAATAAACCTGTGCCGAGGGATTAATTACCCCGTTCCGATTCGTTACCGGACGGCACATTCTTTTTTAGTAACGAGACTTTAACGAGGTTATCATGAGAATAATGAAAGATATATTTGTTGGCGCTGAGTTTACTACCAAAAGCTACGGAAACATCAAGATAGTAGAGTGTGTTAGCAGTGTTAATATCAAGGTGGAGTTTGAAACAGGATACACAACAAGAACCAAATCTGATGCGATAAGGAATGGCTCGGTAAAGGATAAATTAAAGCCGATGGTGTTCGGTGTTGGGTTTAGTGGTGTAAATTCAACATGTAAGGTTGACGGAGTAAATACCAAAAAATACAACGTGTGGCACTCTATGATGCAAAGATGTTATGACGAGAAATACCATAAAAAACAACCGACATACAAAGACTGTACAGTCTGTGATGAGTGGCACGACTTTAGCGTATTCTCTTTGTGGTTTGATGGTAATTATAAAGATGGGTTTGATTTAGATAAGGATACCATCATTGACGGCAATCGCATTTACTCACCAAAAACTTGTCGGTTTATATCAAAGCAAGAGAATAACGAAAAAGCATCAGCTAAGACGTATATTTTAGAGTCACCCCAAGGCCATGCGGTGCATGTTTATAACTTAACTAAGTTCTGTAGAGATAACGACCTAGCACAAGGGAACATGGCAAATGTGGTGGGTGGGTATAGAGCGCAATGCAAGGGTTGGAGGTTGTGGCATGACTAATAAGTTTTCATTGGATATAAAATCCTTCGCAGGTGGATTTATTGACGGTGCAGAGGATGCTATCAGGGGTACAAGCATTAAGTTATTTAGCGCTATCGTAGAATCAAGCCCTGTTGATGAGGGTCGCTTTCGTGCTAACTGGTTTGCGACGGGTCAACTGCCATCGACAAAAATAACATCAAGCATAGATAAGAGCGGATCGTCAACTATCAACGCGATAGAATCAAAAATAACAAGTATTGCTGATTGGTCAACATTTACATTATCCAATAACTTACCATATGCGGAAACAATAGAATTCGGCGGTTATAATGACGGGCCAAAAACTACCGGTGGATTTTCAAAGCAGGCCCCGAAAGGGGTTGTTCGTGTAAATGTGATGCGATTTAATGGCCTGCTTGAAGTAGAAGCGATAAAGGACTTACCCAAATGAGTATATTCGAGAATATTACCAAGGCATTTAATAAACCTTTTAAACAGTTTGGTACTGACAACGCCATAAAGACTTGTTTGGAAAATATTAACTGCCCGACAAACACGAAAACGCCTTACCTATCTAGTTTTATGTTGACAGCTCCAACAGAGGAGGCAGATTTAAACGTCAACGAGTTTAGGCAGGGGTTTTATCAGGTTGATATAAACTACGCATCAGCACAGGGTAGCGCACCCATAAACAAAATGGCTGATTTACTTAATGCTACATTTAAAACCGGCGCTTGCTTTGAATTCGGCGGCATTTGCCTTTGCATCACATCGGTTGATTTGTCGGCGCTAACTGTGGAAAATGGTTGGGCTAGTCGCTCTATGTCTGTAAACTGGAACACGTATACTAACCGCCTGTAAAGGTGCAACTTATAAATAGGAAATAAAAATCATGGGCACTCCCTTTTCAGGTAGCAATACATCACATTATTTTGTGATGGAATCAACCCCAGGCATAACACCAACATCACCGGCTTGGACAAAGATCCGCAATACCGGCGGCGTACCTTCAATTATCAAAGATGCTTTAATCTCTGATGAGCTAGACGACTCGCGAGAAATTACCGGCGTTCGAGTTGGTAACGAGCAAGCACAGGGTGAATACTCTGTCGAATTATCGCAGACTTCACAAGACGATCTAATTGCTAATGCCATGAGTTCGGCATGGGTTGCAGGTTTATCGTTATCAACCGTTGAAGTTACCGTAGACGAAAACGCCAAAACTTTTACC